ACCGGCTGATCGTCCAGTTCCTGTAACGATTCGCTCTGGTGCGGGTGCTTGCCTACGGTTTGTAACTTTCAAGTCTTTCTCCAGTTTTGCTACCGCAAAGGCAAACTTTACGGGGTCTTTGATTTCAGCCAACTCTTTAGCCTTTGCAGGGTTTTTGCCGAGTGCGTAAACAACGAGTGCAGGATTATCTGCACCTTGCAGCAAAACGCCTTGTTGGGTGATAGAAAAAACTTGTTGAGCAACTTCTTCAGCATCCTCAAAGTCTTTCACTCTTAGCTCGGCTTTCGCTTTGCCATAACCATCCAACTTAGCTTGCCATGCCTTTTGCTGATTCATAACTTCAGCTTCTTGCTTGGCGTTGATTTCATCGGCTTGTCGCTTGCGCTCAAACCAACTGGTCAATGCTTCCTCGTATGCATCAGCGTCATAATCATGATCTTCTAGCTTGGGCTTATTTCCAATCACCACTGGCTTGGTCTCAGGTGGTGCGGCTTGTACCCTTGCTTGCAATTCACGATTCTGCCTTTGCAGTTCTCGGTTCGTCTTACGCAACTCTTTTACCCATTCAGGCGCAGGAGTATGTTCTTCGGGAGGTGGCGCTTCCTCACCAATGCTGACAACTACTTCCTCGGTATCTTCCGGTTCAACCTCATCAACGGGTTCGTTGACTTCGATTTCTTCTTCTATTACCTCGACTTCATTGTCCTCAATTACTGCCTTTTGATTCATCTTTGACCCCATTCAACTCACCCACTTTAAACGGCTGGGTGGTAACCGTTGTTTTAATTGTCGCTTGTTTTTTACTGATTCGCAACAGGTTGCACAATCTGCCCTTGCAAAATTTCTTGCACTGCCTGGGCATTGCTCATCGCCATGCTCTGTGCTGTCTCTTCAACCTTGCCCAAAGTCTCTAGCGTTTGCGCCCGTTTTAGTTCTGCGCTTGCCACTGTTTCAACAGTATCAGCTCTCGCTTTTGCTGCTTTTGCCATTTCATTTTCGGCTGCGGCTTGCAAATACATTGCGTTCGGGTCTTGAGGCTTGCCCTGCATTTCTGCCATGAGTTCTTCGGCCTCTTGGTCGCTTGGCTGAACAACGCCCATCCGCAGTAACTTCTTGCGGAAATAGGCATTTGCATCCCCAACGCCCTCGCCTTCCATATTCATCATCGCCATTGCAGTCAACACTTGGGCTGTCTCTGGGTCTTGGGTGATCTGGAGCATGCCGGTCAGTGCGCGGACAGTTGCCTGGCGCTTGGTGCTGCTCGATGGTCCAACGTCTGCGATCACATCGAATGTGGCACTTGTCAGGTCGTTGGCCATGACCATTTCACCAGTTTCCTGATCGATGCTTGGTTGCATAAGCTCGACCATGCCAGCCTCGCCAGTTGGCGCGATCGTCTTCATCTTGCGCTTGTCTTCGATGTAAACATCGCGTGCCATTGACAGCCAGATTTCACCGCAGCGCTTCATGCCCTTGGCAAAGTTGCTCATGTAGATGAAGGCTTGGCCATCGACTCGGGCCTGAATCATCTCCACGGCCTTGCCTGAGATATTGCTGACCATCTTGTCTGCGCCAGCTGGGTTGCCCAAGATATCCTGCATGTCGGTTTCGGTGATCTGCAAGAGCGCGGCCATTGCAGGTGGGATGGCTGCCGATCTGGTGTAGGCCACTGGACCGCTGACTGCCTGGTTGCCGTTCTGGTCGGTGATCGGGTTGATCAGCAGATACGGATAGTCCTTGAGGTTGTCCTCAGCCCACATGACTTGGTGGCCAGCGACCTGCTCAGGCGTGAGGATTGGCTTCTCGACTGATGACAATGCGCTGATCTCGCCCAGCTTGGACAGCTGCATGTTCTTAAGGCGCTGGGCATCCTTGGCCAGACGCACGTGGCCCATGCATCGCTCGACGTTGTCGACAAACCAGCGTTTGCCGTAGACGACCACGATCGGAATGCACTTGCCTGCGATGTAGCCTGCGTCTTCGAGCACCCTGCCGCCAGACATGATGTACTTGTGCACGCGCTTGGTCTTGATCCTGCGCTGGCGCACTTCGACTGTGCCGATGGCTGCCAGTGTTTCCTCAAGCATTTCGTCTTTGGCAAAGTCGGCTTGGGTATAGCGTTCTTCCTCGCCTGTGATGGTTTGGAAAATGCGGATTGTCTCGGTCTTTTCCTCGACCTTGTAGTACTCGGCCACATAGACCACATCGGGTGTGCACCAGTCGAATTCGTACTGGTGGATGATCTTTGGCCAGTCGGTTGGGTCATCGCCCCATGTGTCTTTGTATGCCTGGCGCGTCATTGATGTGACGACAAAGCAGAACTTGGCATCGGACTTGTCTTGGCGCTTGGCACCAAGGTCAAAGAACACCGAGCTGTCAGCGTCAAAGATCGGCTCAATGCGGATGCGCTGGCGGTCGTCTTCTGAGTCTTCCTCGTTTTCGTAGACGGTGCGCAAGCGCCAGGCACCGATGCCACCACCGACCGCTTCCTCGAAGGCGTTGTCGTAGGCTTCATCGGCCACCGATGCCTGCTCGTCTGCGCGGTAGAGGCCATCACAGACCTCGGCCAGCTTGTCGTTCTCAGCACCATCTTTGGAGACGAAGTCCACCGTGATGCGATTGTTTCGGTATTCGTTGACCACTCGGATCACGGCCAGCATGATCTTGTTGACCTCGAACTTTGGTTTGTTCTCGTACTGGTCCCAGAGTGGGCCTTCCCACTGGCTGCCTGCTAGGGAGTAGAAGCGTCTGTCTTGCAGGCATTGCAAGCGCTCGTCGCGCAGTGCGCTTTGCACATCATCGAATTGCGCGAGGGCTTCGTCGTGCAGGTTCGCAAGGCGTTGATCGTTTGAGAGTCGGGCCATGTTATATCCTCATTTTGTGTGATTTTCTCACCATTTCTTTACATTTGGCAATGGAGTGAATGTTGCAGGCTTTGTGATGGCCGATCGTCTCACGCCTTCGCAAGCGTAACGCAGGGCATCGATCACGTGGTTTTTCTTGTCTTCGAGCACCGGCAAGATTTTTCCGGTCAGTGGGTCTTGCTTGTAACTGTACAGCGTCAGCTCGTCGATTGTGTGGATGCACCGAGGGTGCACCACGATGTCGTAGTTCTTCAGGAACTCGATGCCTTCCTCGACCGACTTTGGTCCTTTTACCGCTGTCATGATCTTTGGAAAGCCATTCTTTTTCATGTGGCTGATCGTCTCTGGTCTGGCTGAGTCGGCCACGATTGGCCACTTCTCGGCCTCTGGCACCTGCATGAACAGCTCGGGTGTGTTGACGATCTCGCAGCCGACCATGTAGGCCTCGTAGTCGATGTAGAGCGTGCGGCCAATAATGTGGCAGCGCACCAGCGTGGTCGGGTCGACCGCGAAGCCCCAGTCAGCACCGAGCCTGTGGATTGCGTCTGGTGGTGCCTCGAAGTCCTCGACGCGCCAGTTCTTGAACACCCTGGTGTTGCTGTTTGTGAGGTAGCTTCCCATCCAGACATGCTGGTATTTGTCTGGGTCACGCCTCTTGTCATATTCCATTTCGTCGCGCAGGACTTGTGGAAACCAAGGGTTGTCGGTGAAGTTGACCTTCAGGACTTGCGCGTCTTTTGGTGGTGTCGGACCGCGCAGCAGGAAGTCGACTGGGTCATTCTGCTGGCGCGGGTTCCACGTAAACCACAGCTCGGAGTCTGGCTTGCGGATGGTTGGCCGCAGCAGATCGAGGCTGGTCTGGCTCAGACTTTGAGCCTCCTCCACCCAAGCGCAGTCATATCCTTCGAGCGACTTTATGGAGTCAGCTGTGTGGTTTTGCATGCCTTGGAAGATGATCATGCCATCGCCTTTGCGCGACTTGATCACGGCTTCCTGCACCTCGAAGTATGCGCCAGCGTTCATTTGCTCGATCTTGGTTTCGAGCAGGCGCTTGACGGACTGGTTGAGCGACTTCTGGATTTCACGCACGCAGACGCTTCTGCGCTTCTGGTCCATGATGTGGGCCTCGATCATCAGCTCGGCAAACATGTGGGATTTGCCAGAGCCACGGCCACCCCAAGCGCCTTTGTATCGGCTTGG